TCTGTCAAATGATGTTACGAAAGATCAGCAAGGATGGAGGACTGGTGTATCGTGAGGTCATTGAGCACTTTGTTATGAGGGAGGTTACCTACTACAAGTTCACCACGAACAAAGGAATGCCCGTCTTCTACATGGAAAACCATTTAAAGAACAACCTCAAACCCACAGACCAGTATCATCTCAGAGAGAAATCATCTATTGGCAACCCTTACCGCGATAAAGTCGGAGTACAACCATGAGTAAGAACACACACCTCGAACACCTAGAAGATGACATCTTCAACAATGGTTATGCTGGTGCTCAGAATGCACTGGCATTCTTAGAAGGACTTAAAGGTATGCTTACTACTGGTGCTGGTGGTGGTAATACTAAGGTCACTGTGAAGTGGGACGGTGCTCCTGCTATCATCTGTGGCATAGACCCTGAGACAGACATGTTCTTTGTTGGAACTAAGTCTGTCTTTGCTAAGAATGAACCTAAGATATGTTACTCTCACGAAGAGATTGACCTATGGTATGGTGGCACTGGTGTGCATCCTAAGATGATTGCTGCCTATGATTACCTATCAAAGTTGCCTATTAAGGGTGTGATTCAAGGTGACCTTCTGTATACAGAGACACCTATGCTAACTACGATGGGTGGTAAGCAGTGCTACAAGTTCAAACCTAACACGATTACCTACTGTGTAGAGAAAGCAACAGAGATGGGTGCTAAGGTGGGTAAGTCTAAGGTTGGTATTGTTTTTCATACTAAGTACAATGGATCCACACTTGCTGAGATGGCGGCAGGCTTTGGTGTTGACGTTTCTAGTCTTCAAGGTGTGTCTGATGTGGCAGTATTCTCATCAGACTTCACCAACACCAACGGCATTGCAAACCTCAGTGCAGGAGAGAAGAACAAACTAGACATGAGTATGAGAACTGCCAAGCGCAACTTAGATTCATCTAAAAAGTTCTTGAATGAGATTGGTGGTACTACTAAGGGTATGGGTCCTGCTGCTTTGTTTAAGATTTATTTCAACCAAGTGATCAAGTCAGGTAATATGCCTGCTAGTTCAGGGCAGATGTTAAATGGGTTCAAGATCTTTGTTGAGTCGAGATATGCAGAGAAAGAAGCAGGTGTGAAGACACCAAAGGCGAAGGAGAGTTGGAAGAATAAGAAAGAGGAGGCACTGAAATACCTAAATACTAATAAGTCTGAAATCTATCGCGCTTTGGGAGGATTTATGAATCTCATTAACGCTAAGGAACAGATCATCAACCGACTCAAAAAGATTGAAGGTGTCGGTACATTCTTAGAAGATGAGAAGGGATACAAAGTCACTAGTCCAGAAGGATTCGTGGCAATCAAGGATGGTTTAGCAATCAAACTTGTTGATAGACTTGAATTCTCTCGTGCAAACTTCACCGTAGCAAAAGATTGGGGCAAATGATGAGATTTCGCCAGTTCATTATAGAAGCAGCAGCAACAGTTGCTAAGAAAGCATCATCTTCTAAGAAGAAGAATGAGGTAGTAGACAAGCATGTTGCTATAACTTTTGGTAGGTTCAACCCACCACATGCTGGTCATGGTAAGTTGATGGATGCTGTTAAGTCCCACGCTGGTGACTCAGGTAACTATCGTATCTATCCGTCCAGAACCCAAGATCATAAGAAGAATCCCCTACACCCTGAGCAAAAGATTGAACACATGCGTGGCATGTTCAAGGGTCATAAAGATGCTATCCAGAACTCTGAACAGCATCGTAATATCTTTGATATCCTTCGTGACTTACATGACGAGGGTCATGAGCATGTCACTATGGTTGTTGGTGATGATCGGGTCAAAGAGTTTGAAAACCTGACACAGAAATACAACGGTAAGCATTACGATTTCAAGTCTATCAATATCAAATCTGCTGGTGCTCGTAACCCTGACAGTGAGGATGAGGTAGAGAAATTATCTGCTAGTGCGATGAGAAAACATGCACAAGGTGGTGATCATGACTCATTCCATAAGGGATCGGGTGGTTATAAAAAGAGTAAGGAGATGATGCAACATGTCATGGATGGTATGAAACCCCCTGAGAAGAAGAAATCTGCTGCTAAGAAGAAAGCAACTGTTAAGGAATCTATCTGGGAGTATGCTCCTATGCTAGACTTTGATACATTCCGAGATCATTATATGCTAGATCATATCTTTAAGGTTGGTGCAATTGTAGAGCATGACGACAGTGGTATGCGTGGTACAATTGCCCATAGAGGTACCAACTATGTCATCATGCAGATGCCTGATGGCACCGAACACCGTACCTGGTTACAAGATATCAGTGAAGTACACAACGATCAATCCAATTACTCTGCCGATGATGGTAGTGGTAATGATTGGAAAGTTGGTACTGATAAGTACAGACAAGCGGTTCAAAATATGACTCCTGGACAAGAAATGAAGAAGTTTAGTGAGTTCGTCAAGAATCAAAAGTCTGTTAAGAATAAATAATACTATACTTTTCCCTAGATCAATGCTGGATATCAAGGTTAGTGCTGCACTAATGGGGTTTTCCCTGTTAGAACAGCGCACAATACTCGACTGCGTGAAGGAAGGTAAGCAGGCACCAACCGCTCGTCTTCGATCCGCAGTCACACAAGTCGTAGAGATTATCGACTCGCATGTGGAAGTCGTAGAAGGATACGCTGGGTTCCCCATCGAGAAAGAACTCATCACTAAGAACAAAGGTAAGTTCAAAGATGATCGTAATATTGGTAGAGTGATCTCCCAAGGTGGTCAGTCAATGGTCATCACAGGTAAGAAATCTGATGGTCGTTATTCTGTTGTAGGTAAGAAAGGCGAGAAGACTGCTAAGGCACCCGAAGACATTGGTTTGAATATGCAGAGGGAGCATATTGATATCGATGATCTTCACAACCAGATGGTTGAAGGTATGAAGTCAGCACGTAAGAATGTTGGTGCTGATTCTTGCTGGGATGGTTACAGTGCAAAGGGCACAAAGAATAAGGGCGGTAAGGAAGTTCCTAACTGTGTCAAAGAAGAAGAGTTGGGTGAACTCTACAAGGGTAAGCACGGTCAGACTGAGAAGCAGTATCAGGACGGTAGATCTGATGCAGGCAAGATGATCTCTGGTGACTCTAAGTCCAGTGGATCCAAGTATGCTCAGGGTAGGAGAACTAGCAGTGATGCTGGTCCTCAAACTGCTGGCGGTTCTAAGAAACCTGCAAGTCAGGGTAAGATGGACAGCGGCAGTCGCACTGATCTCACCTTCCGTAAGGCAGCACTCAAAAAGAAGAACGAAGAATTTGATGCACTCGTCAATGAGATTATTCTTGATGAAGCATTCGATGACTATACGTTTGAAGAACTGCATGACATCTGTGTAGAGGCACTCTGTGAACTCGATCTCGAAGAACTCAATGAGACCTTAGAGATCATCGATGACATCACTCTGTTGACTGAGGTTACTAGTCCTGCTAAGGTTAATGCTCTTCGCTTGAAGGACAAAGCATCTGGTGCTGCTGGTGTAGGTCAGACTGCTGGTAGAGATGCTGGTGCTGAGGCACGTAAGCGCCTTGGTGATAAGAAACCTGAGGCAAAACCTGAGGTTGGAGCACGACGTGAGAAGATGAAAGCAGCATTGAAGTCTGCTGGATCTTCTGTTAAGTCTGGTCTCAAAAAGGCAGGTGCTGTTGCATCCAAGGGTGCTGGGTATGCTGCTGGTGCCGCTGGTCGTGCTGCTAAGGGCGCTGCTAGTAACTTCAAGAAAGGTTACGAGCGTGGATCCCAAGGTGGTGGTAGTAGTTCTACATCATCCGATTCATCTGGTTCCACTAGCAATAACAGTGGAGGATCTTCTAGTTCTTCCAGTAGTTCTAGCAGTTCTAGCAGTGAACCACGTACTAGACTGCGTGATAAGATCAAGTCTGGTATCAAGAAAGTTGTCGGCGGTGCCGCTCGTGCAGTCTCTCGTGGTGCTCGTGGCGTAGCAAGACGCATGGGTGAAGAGTCTACATATTCATGGCGTTCAGAAATGGGTCTCGATCAATGAGAGACAATCAAGTTAAACACAACGTTACTACCACTAAGAAAAAAGGTAACGTAATTATTAACCCTAAGAAGGAAGATCTAATGTCCGAATCACTAAGAAAAATTGTTCGCTCTGAGGTGGAATCTCTTAAAGAATCCGCTAAGAAAAAAGCGAAGAACATCAAGGCCGCCAAAGCAGGTAAGCGTTGGCAGGATTCTGATGGTGATGGCAAGTGGTATGAACCAGGCCAAGACGTAAAGAAGGAAGAGTGTGATGCACCTGCTGCTAAGGTTGATGATACCGATGCTAAGAAGAAAGCAAAGGATCGCATGAAGCAGAAGATGATGCAGATGACTCAGGATCATGATGACAAGGCTGCTGGTAAGAGTACCAAGTGATTAGCGAACTGAATTCTTCTCTTCTTGGTGACAAGAAGTATATGAATAAGAGATCATCAGATGAAAAGAAGCACAAAGACCAAGACGCTCGCATGAAATATGGCAAGCGTTACAAAGACTTTGTGAAAAAAGATGATGATGCTCCTACTAAAACCAGTAAGGGTGTACGTGCTCTTCATAAGGGTAAGTGGGGTTACATGAAGGACAAGCAGTTTACAGCAGACTAGCCTATATAGAGTAGTTACTCATATAAATCATGTTATCATTTCTACTCCCACTAGCGAAGAAAATTATCTCTGATGCTGTCTCCAAGGTTCCAGACAATGAAGAACTGGGTGAGAAACTTGTTGAGATCTGTCTTGTTATTCTTGCTAAGGCAGTTAAGTTAACTAAAACTGATATGGATGATCAACTACTTGAAGTTGTCACCAAAGCAATCGCTGCTCGTGAAGAAGAGTGATCCCATGGGTCAGTCTATTTCTTTTTATAAATAAGTTATAGGACAAACCACTTCAATTAAGAGAGAACAATGGCTGTATTTGGAAAAATTGATGCCGCAACTTTCGCGAACAATGTAGCAGTCACTAATGGTGACGCCACTGTTACGAAGAATGCAGCAGACACCGTAGTTGTGGGCGACATCTTGGAACTATCCAGTGTCGCCTATATTGTTAAGCAAGTTACTAGTACCACTACAATCGAATTGCACAAAGTATATGCAGGCGCGACCGCTGCTGCATTATCTGGTGCCGTTCGCAGGACTGCCCCTAAGGCAGTTGCTGAGTTCGTTGTTAAAGGTGGCGACAGCAACTCATACGATCTTGTATTCGTTGACGCTACTGAGATGCTTCTCGCTGAGAACAAGTCCCGTGGCATCTCTGGTCCTGGTTGGTGGTTGTATCGTACATACACCACTGCTAATGGTGACACCAAGCATAAGGCAGAGTGCCTTGCTTATGTAAATGCAACTGCTGCTGCTGCTGGTGATGACGCTGATGACACCGTGGTTGCTGATGTAGCATCTGCTGTGACTGTCACAGTCCAACCTGCTGCTTCTACATCCTCCTCAGGTGCTGGTACGTTTACTCTTACCACTACTACCACAGGAACACCTGGTGCTCTTGCATATGTCTGGCAGCGTCAGAAGGCAAACGCCACTACACGTTGGACCACCATCTCTGCTAGTCTCGATACTGGTATCACCTATGCAGACTTCACGACCGCAACTCTTGCTTACAGTGGTCTCGCTGCTGACACTCTGGACGGCTATAAGTATCGCGTCAAGATTACCTCAGCAGGTGGCACCGAAGAAGTGATCACCAATGGCGTTGGCGCTCTGACCTTCGGTAGTTAATTGTTAACCTTTTGTTATGAGATTTGATGAACTAAACGAATCTAATAACTTGATGTTTGCCATCAAGTATTACGAAAACCCCCACTCAGTTACCGTTGACGACTTCATGGAAGACATGAAGAAGTTTAAATATCTTAAAAGATTACTTAAAAGGTACCTAAGTACGGGGGTTTTGCGTACTAATCTAATATTGAATCATTTGATTATCCTATATAATGTGTTTGGTGATGGAACATTACCTTTACTAATGTATAAACTTGAAAGGGAATACTGGTCTATCTTGAAGACCTTTTTAGTTTATTTAAATCGCTACCCCGCCAATGCAGGTAGTCTTACAGATGTTCCTATTGATGATCTAGCAAAACAGATACTAGAAGACCTGTGATTAACGAAGACGCTCCTACTAATTCCGTTGGAACTGGTGCAGAAACTGCACTACCACCAGCACATGAACCTCCTGGACTCACACGTTTAACTAAACGTAAGGTGAAGAAGAGGAAGTATGAGAGGAGTGTCGATCAGATGCTCACTACCGAAGATGTAGATAAGAACTATCTGCCATTCAGGGTGTCATTTGAAGATGGTCAGACTGACTTCATTTTATATGGGAAGTCGGAATCACAAATTAAAATTGAACTGAGAAAGATCTATCGTCCAGAGATGGCGAAGAAGTTTAAGGTTACGCGATTGTATCCTACCCAAGTTATTAAATTCTATTGGGATAAACGTCAACAAGCACTAGGAAAATAAAGTACATGTCTGATATTAACTCAGCCATTCTAGAAAGATTAGAAAAAGTTGTCGATTCGTTACAGGATAACTCTGTAAAGATGGGACAACTTCTTGCTGTGCATAACGAGAAGTTATCCACACAGAGTGAAGTCGATGGAATTCTATTTGAAAAAGTAGATAGACTTCATGCAGATCTGAATAAAGAGACAGATACAATCAAGAAAGGTTGTGAGAGAGACATCCGTATGGTGGATGATAGACTCAGGATGATGGAGAAAAAGATGTGGTCCATCTTTGGTGGTCTCGCTGTGAT